GAATTCATTAGCAGCCTTCCATTTGGCTTCATTGACCCCCCATGTGGCAACTTCATTGATAAACTTCTTTGTTACTCTTTTCTGTGGTTTTGGTGGTTGTGTCTGATACTTTGGCTTCACCTCAAGCATCAAAGTTCTTTGTTTACCGTCTTTACCTTTGATTTTGACCAAAAAATCTGGAAAGTATCGATGCCATCTATTATCAACTGGTGACATGTAAGGTACAATCAATTCTTCAGAAGCCCAAGATATCACAGAGTCATTACGGTCGAGCCAATCCATCACCCTACATTCCCATGATGAGCGATAAATGATGTTTCGATAGTCCCCAATATACTTTTGAGGATTAGTTGGTGTGAATCTTCCAGAATATGCCATAAATAGTATGTATATCAATTTTTTATAAAGAAATCAATGGCTGTCGTTTCAATTCCAACATCACTTGGTGGCGTATCATTACCTGGAGCTTTAGGTAAGCTTGCGTCCGGACCACTTTCGTCTTTATATTCCAATTCTGGATTGGATACTTATAACTACCCAAGAGATTTAGCAACAGATCCTTCTAAATCACACTATGTGACTTTCAGTATCAAAGAAATTGTACCAGCAGGATTTACAAGTAACAGCCCATCAACTGGTGGAAATTCAATTAAACCATTATCTAATGTTGATAGTCTTTTAGGTTCAAATAATAATAGTAATAGTGATTCTAGTTCCAGTAATTATGTTAATGGTGTAGATTTACAAAGTGACCAAGCAACCACACTCAAAATATTGGGTAAGGGTATAGGAGATGCTTTAAAAATTGTAAGTGGTTTGGAACTAAAAGTTTCTCCAAGATTAACAAATCCAGTTAAAGTTATTTCTTTATATATGCCAGATACACTTGAGGCAAATTACAATTCACATTACACAGAAATGTCTTTGGCATCTGAGACAGGACTTTTACAAACTATTAGAGAATTAAATCAAGTAGCAGGAGATGTTGGTAAAGCTATTGGAACTGGAAATTTAAGAGGTGCTATAATGTCTCTTGGAAAATCCGCTTCTACTGATCCTGCTGTTATTGATTTAGCCACCAAATTCGCTAATAAGCTTGGTGTTGATACTGGACAGTTAGGTTCAGTTTTACTTAAAGGCCAAGGCTATGCAATCAATCCACAAATGCAGATGCTTTATCAAGGTATCAGTTTAAGAGAGTTTACTTTATCTTTTATCTTTACACCAAAAACAGAAACAGATTCACAAACGATTGATAAAATTTTGTGGATATTTAAAAATTACTCATTACCCACTTTGACCGCAGGTTCCCAAACTTCAACTGATAGTTTATTTTTAATTCCACCTGCCATTTTTAATGTTAACTTTTTTAACAACAATAAAGAAAATCAATATTTACCAAAATATGGTGACTGTGCTTTGATGGATGTTGGTGTTAATTATGCTCCAAACGGATGGGCTGCATTTGATAATGGTGCACCTGTTCAGACAACTTTGAGTTTACACTTTAAAGAAATACAAGCTCTTGATAGAGGCAAGATAGGTAGTATTACTAACCGTACAGGAGATGGTGTTCTAAGATGATGTACTATTTCAAATCATTTCCAAAGGTCGTAACAACGGATTACAATAATAATGGTATATTACTTACCAATATTATGAAACGTGTTGAGTTGATACCTTCTTTAGTGAGCAATTCACTTGCTTTTTATTCCTACGATTTGCAAGAGGGTGATACACCAGATATCGTTGCTAACAAATATTATGGAACTTCATATAGATATTGGTTGCCACTCTTCTCAAGTCAAATTACGGATCCACAATGGGAATGGCCATTAGATTCAAAAACATTCGATAGTTATATTGCCAATAAGTATTTTGTATCAGCTGGAAGTCCAATAGATCCAAATACCGGTAAACCATCTATACCTTTGATAACAACATATACACAAGGAACTGTTTATCAATATACAAAAACGATTGAAACGGTAGATAGTTATTCTTTGAAAAAAACAACAAATACTATCGTTATTGATGAGAATACTTACAATTCAACCGAAACAGGCACAACAGTTAAAACATTTTCCGATAATAACACAATAACTGAAACTGTTTCTGTTGGTGTCTTGAGCATATATGATTATGAATTACAAAATAATGAGTCTAAAAGATCCATTAATCTTATCAACTCAATCTACGCTTCTGAAATTGAATCACAATTTGTATCATTGATGGGAACTTAAAATGGCTGCAACATTTGCGGAAACACCAGCAACGTCTGGTATTAGATATTCGCAAGACTATTCAATAACAAATTTAACCCTGTTGACGGCAACGAACACATGGGACGTTAAGAATATTCTGGTTGAATTATCTTATCATGAAGATTTGTTCAACAATACCGCTTCTGGTTATATTATGTTATCAGAAGCAGCTGGTTATGTTGAATTAGGCCAAATGAATGGCAATGAATTTTTGAGAATAACTTTCAGTACCACAGGACAACAAGGAACTGAGATAGATAAGTTGTTCAGAGTTTATAAGATGTCCAATCGTAAGCAAGAGAATACTCTAACTACCATGTCTTACGCTTTGTATTTCTGTTCAGAAGAAATGTTACTGAATGAACAGTATAAGTTTTCCAAAGCTTATCCCAATCAAGAAATCTATAAAAATGTAACTGATATTTTACAAAATCAATTGATGGTTGATAAGAGTAAAATCAATGTTATCGAAGAAACATATGGTTCTTACGATTTTGTAATTCCTACAATAAAACCTTTTGATGCTATCAATTTTATGTCTGTATATGCTCAACCAAAAGCCGGAAGTGTAGGTGCAGACATGATTTTCTATGAAGACAAGTATGGTTTTAATTTTAGGTCTTTACAATCTTTGATGTCAAATCCTGTTTATCAGAAATACAACTATAGTCCCAAAAATACTGATACAAACAATCTAAACAAAGCTCAATTCAATGCGTTAACTTATGAGATACTCAACTCATTTGATACACTTGGAGCTATCAATTCTGGTGTTTTTGCAAATCAACTAATTTCAGTTGATATATTAACAAGAACTAAAAAAGTGACCAATTTTGATTATGGAGCTTACCAAAGAAATAGTTCTACTGTCAAATTAAATCCTAATCCAATTACGAATCAATACACAAACAGAAAAGGTCACCAGCTCAATCAAGCTCCACAATCTGTATTGAAATTGATATTTTCTAATTTTAGTCAATCAAATACAGCATATATCAATCAAAACAGTAATGGAACATCAGCACATAACATTTATGCTGAGACTTATGTACCATATAGAACAGCACAATTAGCTTTGGCCAATTACACAAGAGTTAAGATTTCTGTGCCTGGTGACTCCAATCTTACTGTTGGTATGGTCGTCAATTTCAATTTAGGATCGATAAATCCACTTGACCAGAAACCAGATGCCTTCTATTCAGGCAAATACTTAGTCACGGCTGTTAGGCATTTGATTAACGACAGATATATAACTATATTGGAATTGTGTAAGGAAAGTGTTCCTACTCCTTATGCTTCACCAGATCCTTCTTCATCAATATGGCAAAATAGTGCCAAAGGTATATTTAAATAATGTCTAAAGTTGTAAATAATTTTGCAGGTCTAAATGGATTTGTATGGTGGGTTGGTGAGATTAGAAATAGAGTAGATCCATTAGGACTCTATCGTTGCCAAGTCCGTATATTTGGTTGGTATGGTGATGAAATACAAGATAAAGATTTACCTTGGGCTCATCCAATGGTTTCTTTTAATGCTTCTAAGACTTTTTCTGCACCGTCAGTTGGAGATTGGATTGTAGGTTTCTTTATGGACTCAGGAAATGGACAATTTCCAATTATGATGGGTGTTTTACCTGGAATAAAACAAGGAAAATAAATGAGTTTAACTATAGCTAAAACACAAATTGACCAAAACGGTAATATAATTGAAGTTAATGCACCAAAGCCTTTGTCTACTGGAAGTACTTTTCTAACAACGCCATCTTTAGCGTTAGGTGATATTAAAAATACAGGAATACAAAAAGCTAATGAGGCTAGGATTCATGTGTGTGATATTGTCAATGAACTTAATAAAGATATTGGTGCCTTAAAGTCAAAGATTTCAGGTATAATTAGTAAAATAAAACTTGCTATCGAAGCTTTACTTAAAGCATTATCTGCAAATCCTTTTGTTGAAGAAATTAAACAAATGATTGCAACTTTGAAAGCTAAAGCAAAATTGATACAAAAGGCTATTAAAGATGCTCTTGATGAAGCTAAAGTTATTATTGAATACGTGGCTTATTTAAAAAATCTCATCAATTCTATTTTAAATTCACCAGAAGAATTAAGAAAACTTTTACAATCTTGTTTAAAAACTGCTCAAGCTGATTTGGTAACTTATCAAAGCCAAGTAAACAATAGTGCTTTGAATACACTACAAACACAATTGAATACTGTGAATCAACAAGTAAAAACGGCACAAGCATAAAAATGGCATTAGACAGCTCTTTCACAGAACCAAAATCTGACTATAATGCGGTTTATCCGTATAATACCATAACTCAAACCGAATCAGGCCACACCTTTGAGATGGATGATACTCCTGGTGCTGAAAGAGTTCGACTTCAACACAGAATAGGCACCTTTACTGAAATTCAAGCTGATGGTAAAAGAATTAATAAGGTTTTGGGTAAAAATTATGAAATCTTAATGGATGGTAATAATGTTTATATAAAAGGCCAATGTAATATCAATGTGGATGGCGCTTGTGTTATTAATATTGTAAAAGATGCTGTAGTAAAAGTTGGAGGAAATTTAACACAACAAGTGATGGGTGATGTTACACAATCTATTAATGGAAGTGTAAATATAACTTCAAATGGTGATATTGATGTCAATACACCAGGAGATTTAACCATACAAGCTAATGCCGTTAATATGAATGCTGACTTATTTGTTCGTGGTGACATATCTTCTACACAAAGTATCAAAGCAGAAAATAATGTTAATGCTGGCCAAAAGATTTTTGCCACTTTAGGTTTTTTAACTCCAGGTTGGTTGGCAGTTGGACCTACAGCAGCTGCAACTGGTTTACCAATAGGACCACTTGCTCTTCCAGGTACCATATCAGCAGATTTAGGTGTTGCAACTTTAGGATATGTTGCAGCTGGATATCCAGCAACAAGCGCTTATATGATTCCAGGTACTGTTTCAGGTCTTCTTATTACCGATTTGGTTCGTTCTATTGAGGCTGATAGATTGATATTCAATCTACATCGGCATGGTGGTATTCAGAGGGGTGGTGGAGTTTCTGATGGTCCAGCATTTGCACTAGAATAGTTTTACAAATTTTCAAAATCCTTGCCGGCCCCCGAAAAAGTCCG